GAACAGGATAATAAAATATTTATATAAAATAATAAAACATGGCACAGATTCTCGACCAATTAAAAGATTCATCGTTAAGTTTACAGGGTAAAACTCCTGAAACTTCTCCTAATGCTTTGCCATCATCTACTAACCAAACAGTAAATGATTTAGGTAAGTCTATGTTAGATTTACCAGTAGCAAATCCCGAGAAGTATTTGGATAAAAAACCTCAATAACACGTGAATGCCCTTAATAGATTTAAAATCAGATCTAACAAACTTAAAGTTTGGTAATGACCGTCCTGGGGGCGGCAATAGTGGGCTTCCCTACATTAAAACATACTTACCACAAAACGATTTTGCTATTGATCAGTTGGGATTTGCTGCTGGAAAATACAGCATAGATTTCCCAATTAGAGGTGGTGCTAAAGCAGTTACAGATGCTGTAACTGATACTTTACGTATTACAAAATTTTTAGGAGATTTACAACGTGGTCCTTTCTTTGTTGCCAAACAAGTAGGACTTCAATTATCAAATCCACGTACTGAAGTAGGCAGTGTTTTAGGTAATACTCCTTATACTCAAGTTTATGTACCTACAAATACATTAGCTCAAGTTGGAGTTCAAGGAACAGGAATACATTGGGATAGACCAGGTATTTCTCCTAATACTAATGATCAACTAAAGTATGCTTATGTTGTTGGTCAACAAGTAGTAACTAATAATGGTGCAACAAACCGATTAGTTGCTTTATATAAACTTAAAATTAACCAAGAAGCAGGAGAAGTAGATCCATTATTAGTAAAAAAGTTAGGATTAGATGATAAAACACAACTTAACTTATTTGAATATTCTAATGGACCTGAAACAACATACGGAATAGGAAAAACAACTATTCCTAGATTTGAAAACACTACCCCATCATCTGCTTCTATATTTCAGAATCCATTTTTATTTGGAACACGTCCTAATCCTACTTTAGATTATAAAAGATATATTACTGCCTCCACAGCATATATGTCTCAAAGTGGGGATATTTTCAATCCTGGATATGTACAAGCTCAAGGTAGTTTTTATTTAAATAACATAGGACAACAATCAGATGTTATAGTAAATAACTTTTCTACAAACAGATATCCTACTAATTTTAGATTAATTACTGGTTCAAAACCAGTGTTTAATTTTTCAAAATATACAGCTGCTCAAAACATATTCGTATCTGAATCTAGAATAGCAGTAGTAAGTGGAATTGAAGCTAACGGGCAAAGTATTACAACAACTAATCAACAAAGAATAGTTTCTAGAAGTAATTACGAATCTACCCCTTATCCAGTAGTATTTAGTGGTTCTTTTGTTCGTCCTGCCAAGGCAACTCCTACAGAAGAGCCAGGTGGAGCTCAAACAGCTTATAAATTATACGAATCACTTGAATCCCCTCCTTTACAAGAGAGTAGAAGTAAGGATATAGAAAATAACGGATCAGATCCTAATTTTTCATCTCCTTCTGGATATACTTTTACATATAGTTTAATTAAACAAGGAGGAGCTAATGCTAAAAATAATAGAGGACAAATCCCTCAAGATTTTAGAAAAATATTAATTGATAACCAAATAGGTGATACTTCATTATATAGTTACGATTATAAAAGTCCTAGTATAAACATGCAAGGTCGAATTGGCTATGCTGATTCTGGTTTAACTACTTTTAATCGTGATAAAATTACTAATACTAATACTTCGACTCAAGATAGAGTAACTATGGTTCCCTTAGATAGCCAACTTATTCCTGGACAAGGAATGGCTAGGGATTTAGTAAAATTCTGTGTTGAGGGAGTAAGCAATGACAATCCAGTAAATACAACTAAGATTCATTTACGCGCTTATGTAAACGGATTTACTGATAATCATAGTGCTGAATGGAGTGGTTTTAGATATACTGGTAGAGGTGATCAATTTTACACTTATCAAGGTTTTACAAGAGAAGTAAGTTTGAATTTTCAATTACCTGCTCTTTCTAGACCTGAAATGAAACGCATTTATCAAAAAGCTAACTATTTAACTTCATTATGTTATCCTGATTATAACTCTTCTGGTTTAATGAGAGGTAATATTGTATTATTAACATTCGGGGATTACTTATATAGAGTACCAGGATTATTAAAGAATGTAAATATTACCATTCCAGATGAAGCTGCTTGGGAAATAGCAATGACTGAACCTGAAAGAGGGGCAGATACTGATATGTATGAATTACCTCAACTTTTAAAAATAAGTTTGGGCTTTACACCTATTATGAGTATATTACCAAGAAGAGGTGCAGGTGTACCATTAATAACCCCAGCAAATAAAAACAATAGATTTTTAAGTGAAGTAGCAGCTATAAAATAAATTATGTCAGATAGATATTTATTCATACCACTCGAAAAAAAATTAATAAGTGATGATCAATCACCTTCAGCAAGACCTGTAGGTACACAATATTATCGTCCAACTTATTATCCTAACATAACTGTAACACCACAGGATAATTATATTATTACTAAGATAACAGATCGTTTAGATCTAATTGCTTTTGATTTCTATGGTGATTCAACGTTGTGGTGGGTGCTTGCTATGGCTAATAATTTGCAAGGAGATTCTTTATATCCTGGTGAAGGAGTTCAAATAAGAATACCAGCTAATTTAAGTTTAGTGTTAGCAGAATATAATAGAGACAATTCAACTTCGTTATAACAATGGCCGTTCTAGATTATACAAATGTTGTTGGAAAAACTTTTTTTGGCTATGTTAAAGATCAATTAGCTAAAAGAGCTGAAATTTTATCTAAAGGAGGAGGCAACGATCCCTTTACTGAAAGAACTCCACAGGAGTTAGAATGGTTAACTAATAGAAATGGATGGGTTAGAGTTACATCTAATATTGAAATTAAATCAGGCAATCCACTTTCTAACAAATATGGTGCTGGAGATGCATTAGCTAAAAAATATATTTTACAAGGCGGTGTTATATATGCTAACTCTTCTTTAAACAATGGTTCTGTTTTGAGAAGTGGAGTTGGTGCTGATAAGGTATATGGTGTAGGGTTTCAAAATGGAGATGCCTATGGAATGGGATTAAAACCAATGCCTGGTATAACAGGTTTCTCTATTGAATGTTCAGGCCCGTTTGGCGCTTTAAAAACAGCAAATATTAAGGTTAAAGCATATGATCTTGAACAATTTAATATTATAGAAACTTTATATTGCCATTTAGGAATGTCTGTTATAATTGAATTTGGACATATTCCATATATTGATAATGATGGTAAGTTTATTTCTACTCCAAAACTTTTAGATGTATTTAAAATTAATAGTAAAGAGCAAATTGCTCAAAATATCACTGCTCAAAGAAAAGCAACTGGAGGAAATTATGATGCTTTATTCGGCACACTAATTAATTATGGTTGGACTACAAGCAACGATGGTAGTTATGACATTGATTTAAAAGTAATGGGACCAGGTTCAGTACTTGAATCTATAAGTATAAATTATACAACATCTAATGTTCCTCCTTTAACACCAAAAAATCTTCCTATATATGCTGAATTTTTAGAACAAAGTGGAGGATCTGAAGGATCACCACCTGCTTCAAATTCAACTCCTACCCAAGGAAGTTCAACAGCAGGTACAGATAGTACGACTCAACCAGCAGAAGATCCTGCAAAAGCATTATTACCTGGAGTTATTGCTTCAAGAAATAATTCAATTATTCATAGACATTTATATAGAATATATGAAAATGCTTTAACAACTCAACAAGTATCAAATACAAGTAGTGGTTTGAAGGATCAAGATGATGCTAGTAGTGCTATAAGAACAACAACTACTCCTATACTCACAAATGAAATTTTTAAACAAAATACAACTTATAATTTTTTAAAAACATCAGGAGGAGGACTTACAGGTAATACTTTAGCTTTAAAAGGAAATAATGCTGCGATGATTGCAGGAACATCTCCTGCGGATTCTATTCCTTTTATTGATACTAACTTATTTAGATATCTTACTGTTGCTTATGTAACTAATCCTGATGATGGAGGTACTTCTGCTACAGCTACAACTAAAGACCAACTTCCTAGAGTTTATATTCCTTTTGGATATTTACTAGCAATTATACAATCATCAGGAGTGTTATATAATAGTTCTGCTAAGGATGCTACAGCAAAAGAAACAAAACCTTATATATATTTAGATTTTAATAACAAAACTAATTATTGTTTTGCATATCCTTGGGCTGTTTCAGTAGACCCTAATGTTTGCTTAGTCGATATTGCTAACGGACCAGCATTAAATGATGCTTTATTTAAAGGATCTACTAGCGTTGGAGTTATTGATTCTACATATTTTGATGATATCTATTACACAACTGTACCTAAAGAAAAATTAAATACCCAAAAATTAGTAGGTACAAATCACATATATAAAGCAGAAGATGATAAAGTAAGTAAAGTAATTCAGAGTGCGGGATTAGGATTTTATGCGGGTGAAAATAAAGGCCGCATTATGAACATATTACTCAACATAGAGTATATTGTAAATAAAATGGATGCTTTAGCTGGTAATAGTGATAAAAAAGAAGTTAGATTAGATAGATTTTTAAATGATATCCTTACTGATATTAACAAATCTTTAGGTGGGGTAAATGAATTTAGAGTAGCATTTTTAGATGAGTCCTATTGTATTCAATTAACTGATGAACAAAGATTAGAGAATCCTGTACCTACAGTAATTGATGTTATTGGTTTAAATTCAATTGTACAAAATTATAGTTTTACCTCTAAAATTTCCCCTCAATTAGCATCAATGTTAATAATTGGAGCTCAAGCAGGGGGAACAAGCGCAAAAGCAGCAACAACCGATGCTAGTTCTGTTGGACAATGGAATGCTTATGTAAAGGATAGAATTATGCCTGCTAAAGTAGATTCTACTGAGGGGGATGATAGTGGAGCTGTACAAGAAACACCTACAGAAGTTAAAGCAGATAATGAGGATATTGATCTTGAAGATGCTACAGAAAACTCTCCTGATGACCAATTATCCCGTCTTATAAAGGGAACATACGTTAATCTCAAATATAGTGAATCAGATATTGAGGGAGCAAGAACAACATTAAAAGATAAATTATTAGAACTTAAAGCAACCTTAGAAGATACTTCTGCTGCCCCCATGATTCCTTTAGAAATGAGTATAAAAATGGATGGCATTTCAGGAATATTAGTAAATCAAATGTTTGTAATACCTCCTGCTCGTTTACCTTTATCATATCAAGGAAGTGACCCAACAAAAACAAGATTGGGATTTGTAGTTAGAAAAGTAGAAAATACAATAGATAATAATAGATGGGTAACAAGTATTTCTGGTCAAAGTCTATTTTTAAAGAATGAAGTTAGTGCTGGAGTTAAACTAAAAAGTACAGACTATAAAGTTAATACCCCTCCTCCTACGGCACCTCCAACTTCCTCTTCAGGAACGGGACCTAGACAAACAACAGATCCTACTGTTCAAAGACAAGAACAAGAAAATTTACAAAGAGTAACAGTACCTAATTCTGGTAAAAATACAACAGCTAATACTTATACCTACATACCCAAAAATTCAACTAAAGAAGTAGATGTATTTATATTTTATCCTGGTGTTGATGTTGGGGGAAGAATAGGTAGAGATTATATGCCTCAAAAAGTTACAGCTGCTGCCCCTGATTGGTTTGATAAGTATGTTTTAGTATTTCCAACAACATGGACTACTTCCTTTTCAAGTGTTAAACGAGAAATAAATGAATTACTTACAAAAGCAGGTTTAACTCAAAGAACATTAAATATAGGTATTTATTCAGGAAGCGGAAATAATAGTGCAAGTGTATTAGCAGCAGTAAAATCATCAGGAAGAGAACTTAGAAACTTTATAATGATGGATCCTGTACCTTCGAATAATTTAACATTAGCAGTAAAATCAATTATAAATAGAGGGGGAACATTCCAATATTTATATTATAATCCAAATGCTTGGGTTGGAGAAAGTTATTATGGTTCTGTTGACAGAAACGGAGCACTTCAAGGAAGTATTGCTACTCTAATTAATTCAGGAACTGGTAAAGTGGGTATAAAAAGAGTATCAACTGGACACCTTGATATTCCTACTTTTATGTTAAGAGAACTTAAGTTACAAATAGAAAAGAATTTAGGATAATGGCTCAATACTTTCCAAAAAATAGAGTAATAGATAATAAATACACTAATGGTGATAAGTTTGTTAATCCAACAACTAAACAACCATATGTGGGATATTACTATGAAACGTTTGATGGGGAATTTAAAACAGGAAAAAATCCGATGGAGGGTCCTTCATCACCTTTAGAGCCTATAGGTATTGCAACGTCCAATCCTCAAATTCCTAATAACGGTAATAATGATGTTTATTCTTTATTATCTAAAGGAAGAGCAGGAGCATCTAATTCAGTAATAGGTACATTAAAAGAACCTCAACCTTATTTTCCTAAACCAACTCCTCAAGATTACAACAGAGGATATTTTACACGTTACGTAGCTAAAAAAAGAAATTCTCCTAATTCTATATTTTTAGAAATTGATAGACCTACTTATAATGATTTATTATATAAAGGAGGAGTATACAATTATCCAATGTGGGCTGTAACTTCTATATTTTGGCAAATTACTGGTCCATTACGTGATAATAGAGAAAATAAAGATTATCCTCGAGCAGGAATAATTGATACTAATAAAAGAATTTTAATTACTAAATCAAAAGCTTTTCCTAGCATTGAAAAATTTTTTTCTAATTTAACACAATTTGCTGTTATTGAATCTATAGAAATAATTTCTGGACAATATACATCTGGTAGAGAGTTAGAATATAGAAGTAATGGAAAAGAGTATGTTGGATACTATCACGTGCGAGGAAATGGAGATGTATTTGATGGAGCTACCACTGCCCAATCAGAAAATATGCTTTTAAAACCAATGAATACAACAGTAGCTGGTTCTATTTCATTGCTGTTAGACAAAACGCTAAAAGAACTTCGAGCTCAAAATATAGCTAATTTTGGAGGTTTAAGACTGTAGTATTATATTTACAGAAACAAAGGTTATGTTTTATATTATTGAAACTGAGGATCAACTCAGTCGACTACATACTGACTGCACAAATTGCTTTATTAACATAATTCCGCTTAATGATAATTTTCATCCTAAGCTGAGTGAAACATGTTTAATATACTATAAGTGTCCCACATCAAAGGGTTATTTATTTACTATAAATCACAGTGAAGCATTTAAATTACCATTACAATCAGTATTAAATTATCTTACTAGAAAACATGAACGCATTTATACGTTAGATAAAAAGGCAACTAAATATCTAATTGGTGATGAATTGCCTATTATTGATGTAAATTTTATGTTACCTCAGGCGCTTAAGGAAGAGGTGTTTAATACTACATTACATGATCATTTTTATAACAAGTTTTTTCATTTAAAAAACATTAATAGTATTATTCCTATTTCTAAACATTATGAAAAACAGGAAAATATATTTAATAACATATCTTGGTGTTTAGGATTAATGCCTAATGAATATTTAAATGATGATTATACTGATGTATTTTATAATATAGAAAAACAAGGTATTGGGTTCGATGATAAATTACTTAAAAAACATTTTGAATTTGGTTGGGCAGAATATTCAGTATCTGCTAATTGTATATACGGGTATTTTAACTTATATAACCACACCACTCGCCCAACTAATGCGTTTAACAATATCAATTTCAGCGCTTTAAACAAAGATAACGGCGCCCGTGAAACATTTACACCAACAAATGACTATTTAGTTGAATTCGATTATAGCGCTTATCATCCACGTATAATCGCAAAAATCATTGGATATGAATGGAAAACTAATCCATATGATGAAATACCTAAAGAGGTAATGTTTCAAAACTTATATGGTGGAATTAGGAAAGAACACATTCACGAACCATTTTTCGCTAAATTAAACGAATACTTAGATGTTAAATGGAATGAATTTACAAGTGATGGGGTATTAGACTTAGTAATGACTAAACTTCCTGCTTCGCAAATTGAGAATCCTACCAAAAACAAATTACTTAGTTATATTATTCAGTCATACGAAACATATTATAATGTTAAGACATTAAAGTTGGTGTTTGATTATTTAAAAGATAAACAAACCAAAATAGTATTATACACTTACGATTCATTTCTATTAGACGTGTCTCGCAAAGACGGAAAGAAATTATTAACGGATATTAAAAACATACTTGAAAATCTTGGATTCCCCACTAAGATGAAAACAGGTGATAATTATGGGGTTTTAAACTAATCGCAATATTTATGGATAATAGACTAAATTTTGAAGATTTGGCAAATAAGTTATTTTGTACCTTTACTACACAGGAAAATCTCCCTATAGTTCTTGAAGACGTAAAACGCAAGTATCAAATTTTATTTAATAAAATATTTGTGCTTCACGTCCCATCAACTGAGGAATATGTGTGTACGTATAATGTGGACTCGTTTAATGTTACAAACGATATTCTGCCTGGTACTATATTATTACATAGAAAGAAAGAAAGTAATACATTATACACAATTAATGCTTTGAATGCCTTGATTAAATCATTGAATGGTGGAATCATGGATAGTAAGTATATGATTAATTGGAATGATTATAAAAACTGTATATTACTTACTCGCGGTGATGATTTTAAAAAATTAGACACTAAAATACATCAGATAATCAATCTGTAAATACTATTGTCAGAATATAATTTGTTAGACAATAGATAAAAGAAATTTGGATACCCCAATTTTCTATCTTACATTTAGTAAAACATAAAATAAGTTATATGGATTTAAAAACAATCAAATCGCGTCTCAATTCGCTCCAGAAGACGAAAGGCGGCTCTAACAACAAGGAAGAGCGTGCTAAAAATTTCTGGCGTCCGACCGTAGGTAAAGCTACGATTCGTATTGTACCGTCTAAGTTTGATAAAGCTAATCCGTTCCGTGAAGTGTATATTCACTACAACATCGGAAACAGGATGATGATTGCTTTGACTAACTTTGGCGAAAAAGACCCTATCGTTGAATTCGCATCTCAATTGCGTAAAACAAGCGATAAGGCAAATTGGTCATTAGCCAAGAAAATTGAACCAAAACTTCGTATTTTCGCACCAGTTGTTGTGCGTGGTGAAGAAGACAAAGGTGTTCGCCTTTGGGAATTTGGTAAAGAAATGTATTTAGATTTGCTAAGTATGGCTGAAGATGAAGATATCGGAGACTATACTGATGTTATGGATGGTCGTGACTTTATCGTTGATACAGTTGGACCTGAAGTTACTGGTACTAAATTTAACAAATCATCTGTCCGTGTACGTACAAAAACTACTTCATTAAGTGAAGACAACGACCAAATTAAAACTTGGTTAGCTGAACAGCCTGATGTTATGTCGTTATATAAAAAGTACGAATTCGACGAAATGAAAAAATCACTTCAAGAATGGTTAAATCCTGAAGATAGTGATGCTAGTGACGAAGAAGAAACAGTAGCACCAGCACCTTCTAAACAAACAACTGGTTTACAGTTAAATGTTAAGAAGAAAAAAGATTTCGATGAAGAAGAATTCGACGATTTATTTAAAGACGAAGAATAATATATATGGCAAAATCTAAAAAAGAAGAAGGTATTAGCTCTGCAATATCGAGCAAACTTAAGGGTACGTTTGATTTGGAAAAATTCAAACAGAGTAAGTACTTAGCTCAACCCGTTAAGTTTAAACCTCAAACATGGATACCATTATCCAATGCTTTTCAAGATACATTGTCTATTCCTGGGATTCCGATGGGCCACATAACTTTGTTACGTGGTCACTCGGATACAGGTAAAACAACAGCAATGTTAGAAGCAGCTGTTGTAGCACAAAAAATGGGTGTATTGCCTGTTTTCATTGTGACTGAGATGAAATGGTCTTGGGAACACGCTAAACAAATGGGATTTGAAGTACAGGAAGTTGTGGATGAATCTACAGGTGAGGTAGTAGATTATAAAGGATTCTTTATCTATACGGATAGAGGAGCTTTAAATACTATTGAAGATGTAGCTGCGTTTATTGCTGATTTGTTACATGAACAAAAAACGGGTAATTTGCCTTATAACCTATGTTTCTTCTGGGACTCAGTAGGTAGTATTCCTTGTCGTTTATCAGTTGAATCTAATAAAAACAATAACGAATGGAATGCTGGTGCTATGTCTCAACAATTTGGTAATTTTATTAATCAGCAGGTTATATTATCAAGAAAGGAAAATATGCCTTATACTAATACGTTAGTTGCTGTTAACAAAATATGGGTAGCAAAACCATCAACACCAATGGAACAACCTAAAATGAAAAATAAGGGTGGTGACACTATGTTCTTTGATTCTTCATTAGTTATTACTTTTGGTAACGTTACTAATAGTGGTACTAATAAAATTAAAGCAACTAAAAATGGTAAAGATGTTGAATTTGCTAAACGAACAAAAATTAGTTGTGATAAAAACCACATTACTGGTGTTACCAGTAGAGGATCTGTTATTATGACAGTTCATGGATTCATTGACGACGATAAAAAGGCAGTTGATGAATACAAAAAAGCTCACTCGGCTGAATGGCTTCAAGTTCTTGGAACTAAAGACTTTGATATCGTAGAAGAAACCGAAATGGGAGAAGATATCAGAGACATTTTTGACAACGAACCTGAACTAAACACAAATGAGCAATAAAGCATTTTTTAAATCCCTACTTGACAACATAAAAGAATCTAAACAAGAGCCCTTGCACTTAAACAGCAAGGTGCTCTTAATAGATTCCATGAACACCTTTTTAAGGTGTTTTACTATGATACAGCACTTGAACTATCAAGGGCATCATATTGGAGGACTTACTGGTTTTTTAAAATCAATAGGTTTTGCTATTAATCATATTAAACCCACAAGGGTTATTTTATGTTTTGAGGGGGCAGGAAGTACAACGAATAAGAAGTACTTGTATCCTGAATACAAAGCAAATAGAAAACTTATCAAGGTTACCCATTGGGAAACATTTGATAATAAAGAAGATGAATCAGAATCAATACAAAACCAAGTTGTTAGGTTAATTGATTATTTACAACAATTACCTGTTAACTTAGTTGCTATTGATAAAGTAGAGGCCGATGATGTAATCGGATACTTATCTACTCATTTACCCAATGAAGTAGTAATTATGTCTGCTGATAAGGACTTCTTACAATTAGTAAGCCCTAAAGTATCAGTTTATTCCCCAATTAAAAAGAAATTTTATACTCCTGCTTTAGTATCTGAAGAATACAAAGTATCACCTGCTAATTTCTTAAATTATAAGATATTAACTGGAGACGATTCTGATAACTTACCAGGTGTAAAAGGAATTGGCGAAAAGAAATTGTTAAAGTTATTTCCTGAATTTGTAAACGAACAAAAATATTCGTTTGATTACATGATGGAACAAGCTGAACAAAATATTGATAAACATGCTTTGTATGGCAATATACTCAATTTTAGACGTCAACTTGATATCAACAGACAATTAATGGATTTATCTAATCCAGTATTAGGGGAAGAGGCAGTCGCTGAATTAGAAGAACTAATTAGTGGTTCACCTTATAAATTTGATAGAACTAATTTCTTAAGAATGTATAACGAAGATTTCTTAGGCAATTCAATTTCCAATGTAGAATTTTGGTTGTCAAATACTTTTTCGTATCTTACATCATATAAATAAAAAAAGATGGTTGCATTTAATAAGTTATCGCAGTACGGACTTGGTTTTCAAATCAAGGTGTTGAATTCATTACTCAAAAATAAGAAGTTTATCCTTACAATTAGGGATACTATTACACCAGACTACTTTGATAATCAAGCACATCAGTGGATAGTAAAAACAACAATGGCTTATTTTGATAAGTACCATACTACTCCAACTTTAGAAACACTTCAAGTAGAAGTAAAGAAAATAGAAAATGATATTCTCAAAACATCAGTTATTGAGCAATTAAAAGAAGTATTTAAAACAGCAAATGATGATAATGAATATGTGGAAGAAGAATTCAGTAGCTTCTGTAAAAACCAACAACTGAAAAATGCGTTGTTACAATCCGTGGATTTATTACAATCGGGAATGTATGATGATATTAGAACTATTGTTGATAATGCTTTAAAAGCAGGACAAGATAAAAACATAGGCCACGAATATAATAAGGATATTGAATC